AAGTCGATTTGGCAAGGTAAAAAGTAAAAGAACCTGGCAGCAGAATTTGTCTGTTACATATATTTTTTATCTTGTTTGTTGTTGTCAATCAGATCGAATGATCAAGCGTAGTTCAGATGGCCAGAGTCGGAGATAAACCTAGATACTCAGATGACACATATAATAAGGTCCTTGTCCGTGTTAATCTAGGCCTCAGCAGCACAGATCATGCAGCTTTCTTCAAGAAGTTCGTCATGGAGGACATCGTACTTCGCCAGCTCAACAAGGACATCACGACCAACTCTTACTGCGAAGGGCAATCTGGACGCATCAGGGCTTGCCTTGGCAAGGGTGCAACATCGGACCTTGAGAAGGCTGAATTTGCTGCCATGAACCGCGCGTTCGAGATGGGCAGGTCCGGCAACATGGCAAGAGACAAGCGCGCTGGCGAGTGCCTCAGGACTGTCATTCGAGAAGCAGGCGTTAAGAAGTGGATGACAGACGATCACGCGGTCTTCGACATGCAACTCGCCCTCATGTCAGGTGAGATGGAGATTGATCCTTCTATCATGAAGCGATTCGACGCTGTGAACGATCTTGCCAAGCAAGCCGCTGCTTCTGGGATGACCGCCTGCTACATCAACGCCGCCGCTGCCGTCAAGAAGTGCGCATCCATCAAGCTCATGGCAGATTTGCACAGCGAGTTCCCTGCTGTTGTCCGATCCGCAGCTCTCAGCAGAGAGATGCACGGCGGCTTCATGCGATCAGGAACTGAGACTCATTTCGAAGCTGCAAAGCTCACGTTCGTTCAACCCAAAGCGTCCGACTTTGAAATCGAGGGCAGGTCTCTCCCTAAGTACGTCAAAGGCCTCAGAATGTGGTGGATCGACAGCATGTCAATTGTGTCTCACAAGGGAAGAGGTTACATCGTGGACGCGGACAGCTGGAAAGACCTTGCGAAGGTTCTTTTCATGTCGGGCAATTGGCTAGTTAGCGGTGCGAATTATCATAAGGAAACGGCTGGCCCCACTGGCATGGAATGCGCAGCCTTAGGAATTGACTACCTCATTTCTTCGCTGAATGACAACAGAGGCGATCGCGACAAGCTCAGGCACATTGCTAGACACGTCAAAGTTGCATATGCTGCTGCGATTACCAATATCGACGTTGAGCACGAGATTGACCCTGAGAACACCGCGGCACAGGTTGCGGCATTGGTCGAGGAGTCAAACCGTGAGCCTCAGGGGTACACCAGCTGGTTCTCTGTGATGAAGCCCTGGGCGTATCAGAAAACCGTAGACTTTGGTCAAATTTCCCAGCTGTACGCTTGCCCGGACATCGATATCAAATCTGTAAACGACAATGCCAAGGAGAATTTTAACCGTGAACGATTCTTTAGCAGGGAGAGTTGGAGCGAATTCTTGGGTTATTCGGCACAGACTATCACTGCTCACATGTTGGATGGAAAGAGCCTGGCGGATTATCCTGTCAAGTGGAGTATCGAGACCGATGTTGCTGAGGCTCTCGATTGGGTCAAAGCCTGTAGAGCCGGCGATCTTACGTATGCCCCAAGAGTCGAACGGTTCGAGGACGCCGTCAAGATCGTTGAAACCCTACCATGGAGGAGAACAATTGAGAACGCAGCTTGGGAGTACAGCGACGTCACGCATATCAATGCAGATCGCACGAAGTATCTCGAGGGCCAAGTTACCAACGAGGACTTCAACGAGATAATGTACACTCTCAAGCACGGCAAGACGTTCAGCGGAGGAATCAGTGCGGCTCAAGTCAGAGATTCAATTGCGGAAGGCAAGCTCATCGGTGATCGAGTTGGTTACATGTCAGGTAAGCCCGAGAACACTAAGCCTCCTGGAACCCAGCGCGAGACGATCACAGCCGACGACATCCTGAAAGAGGTCCTGTCGGAGTACGACGCAAACTTCAGCATCATAATCCGGATTGTCGGGGGAGTTGCCATGAGAATGAGTAAGAAGATCCTAGAGTGGAACATTGCGGGAATTGCGTTCACGATCGACGGCAGCGACGTCCTCATCTCTCTAGACGTTTCCAAGTGGAGCCCCAATGCGCCTCGCGAGATGCAGATGGCTTTCATGGATATGCTCGTCGGCTTCTTCGATGCCCCTAAGGGTACTGTTCCTTCTGAAGTGTTCAAAGATATAGAGTTCTTCACCATCAGACGCGGCTTCCACGACAACTGGGTTGGCGAGGATGGAAGTGTCCAGGGCTGGTTCGGAGGCGGTGATTCAATCATGCACACTCTCATGATGAGATGGGCATTTGTCAAGGCTAGGGAGGCCGAATTGTTCGCTCAAAGTGCGAGAGTCAGTGCGCTTGCGATGATTGACGACATGTTTGCTCGGCTGAAGAAGGCAAATGCAAAAGCTTATGTGATCATGAGAGCTCTCGTGGACTATTACCTTTTGCTCGGATACTCGGCCGACTGGATCAAGACCTGGATCTCGAGTTTCAAAGGAGCTTTCCTCAACCAGATCTACGTTCACGGGGTCGAGGTGTCAACTGCTACCAAGATTTTTGCAAAATCTGATCGCGCTTGGGACACAATCCTTGCGAGCGTTTGGGAGATCTTCGACAGCGTGATGGGATCCGCCGTGGGAGCGTCTGCCAGAGGTGCGTGCCCTTTCATGTGCTACACCCATGCAATCAGCATCGTCCTGGAGCAGGCCATCGCATGCGGGTACAAGTTCGGCGCGAATAATGCCGCTCTTGCTCTCGTCGGTATGTGGATGCCCAGGACTCTCGGGGGATGGGGAATTCCAAATTTCGTCCAATGGGCGTCACGCGAGGCAGCAAATTCTCTGGACTCAGGAATCTCGACTTCTTTGACCATTTGCAGAACCCTGTACGACAATGATATTTCTCTTGCGCAAACCTGCTACAGCATGGTTATGGGTCTGTGCAACCGAGATCTGGAGGCCCGCAGCACGATCGTTATAATCGACGATACGTTCGGCGTCAAGGCACGAGGCATTTCAGATCCTGCATCGATCAAGCGTTCTCTCATGAGCCACGCCATAGTCGAATGTGCAACCGATCCGGGATGGAAGAGGATAATCGCGGGAGTTGGATCAGATGAATACAATGCTGTCATCGACCAGGTCGTAAGACACGTCAGATACCCAGCAGCTCTTATGGCAGAGATGGGATTGAGCCTTCCTCACTCTGTTGTCAAATCGCTGAAGAGCCGCTTCGAAGACAGCAAATCTATCTTTCGAACCATTGCTCACAAGCTGGTTAACAAAGGCAGGGCCGACCTCAGGGACGCAAACAGGCTGGCTCTCACTGCCTTTGTCATCGAATCACCTCCGTTTCCCATCCCCAGTAGATCGTCAATTTCTGGATGCGAAGTGGCAGCCGGCATCAGGGAGCGGCAGAAGATCCTCGATGGCCACGTCATGATAAACCTTGGCACAGCTTCCACCCTTGACTGCCTGACTTTCAGCACCTTCACAAGCGAATGCGGGATAGTTACCAACCTCGAGCCGTCGGACAACTTGTTCATCGGGCGCCAAGGCGATTCAATGGTCAGGACTTTCGTGTCTAAACCCATTCTCAGTTCGGGACCTGACCAGAGCAGAATTGACAGCCCTATGCACGAAGCGTATGTGAAATTTTCCGCGGTTGTAGCTCTCTGCCATGCAGCCAGCATCGACCCTGGTGCGCTCATTGCTCTGTTCACCATCTGTTGGGCGGGAAATGGTGTCTTGATACGGCCCTTCGACGTCGTTATCAGCACAACGAATCCCCATCGCTTGTCATCTCGCATCAGCAAGAGGCAGTATTCCCCAGGCATGTTCCCGAACAGTACTGGCAGAATAAAAGTCAACGCTTCCAAGGCCATCGCCAGCATGGAGAACGCCCGACTCCCTTTCCATTGGAGGTGCATTGTCAACTGCTTGAAGATTTGGGCCATTGCCAGTTCTGCGCTCGGGCTCACGAATGGGAAATCGATCTTCGCAGGGTGGAAAGTCCGAACTAACGTGTCTGCGATCATGTCCGAGCCTCTAGCAGGAACTGGTGCGAGCGCTGATGTCATCACTGCCAAATTTTGCGGAATCGGAGATCTTGCCACTCGAACTGAGCTTGAATCGTACGCAACCACTCTGAGCAGCAGCATTGTTGTCAACTCTGAGCCAGATGTCATCGACGAAGG